TGGTTCTAAATTTTGAAAGAAATTAAGATGATGATTACAATAATTTGAAAAGTTATGATTATTTCTAATAGTTTTTGAGTTTTCATTTATGTGAATACCAATATTTTTAAAAAGAGTATGCTTATAATTTTTTTTACTGTGACAGTTATTACTTTCATCATTATCTATTAGATATAAAGGGCAATTATTATGTAAAGAACCAATATATCCAGCCATTACAATAAAAATTTGGTTTCCTAGACCTCCACATGTTATTGGAATAATTCCTCGTGTATTCATATTTTTATAGTTTCAAAGAAAAGAAAAATTCATACTTATAAAAAATTGATTTTTTATAATAAAATTACTATAAAAATCACCTAAACAGTTTAAAATGAACATTTTCATTTTACACATTGACCCCAAAAAAAATGTTGTCATGTATATTGATAAACATGTTATAAAAATGATTACAGAACACAATCAAATGCTTTGTTCTGTACATCATGTTTGTAAACAAGAAAATCCGGAATATTCATATATTCCTAGATATAAGTTATGTCATAAAAACCATCCTTGTAGTAAGTGGGTTCGTGAGTCATTATCAAATTACAAATATCTTATAGAATTAAATAAGGAGTTATGTAAAGAATATACATATAGATATGGAAAAATACACAAAGGACAAGAAGTAACTGAGGAGCTTGAAAAAAATTTACCCGATATACCAGATATTGGGTTGACTCCATTCGCTATGGCTATGCCCGATACATATAAAGAGAAAGATCCGGTGGATGCATATAGAAGCTATTATATTTTTGAAAAACATCATTTGTTTGCATGGAAGAAGCGCGAAGAACCAGAGTTTATTACAGATTTTTTTAAAATATTTGAAGGATAAATTTAATGTTAATATTTTTTTACTAATTATTGTTTAGAATAATACCTTTTTCTTCCATTGAATTACTTATAACTTTACAAATGACTTTTCTATCAAAATCATACCAGAAAATATAATTTTTGATTTTATTTAAATCATCAATATCATCAATCTTAGTTTTTAACGCTTTTTTCCATTTTCCGTTCTTTAGATCATTGATATTTTGTTTGTTGATGAGTTGCCATCTTTTTCTTTCCTGTTCATCTTTTAATTCTGACGGATCAACTTCTAATTTCATCAATAAATCAATTAATTCAAACATTTCATATGAACTACAAACTTTTCCGGTAGGAATAATATGTTTTTTAGTTGTTTTTTGTTCTAAAATTTTAACGAGTTTGAAATTTATTTCATTAGTCTTTTTATTTTTTTCAAATATTCCATAATATCCGTAAGGATTATTTTTAATATATTCAACATCTCTCGAAACATCTTTTTCTAGAAAAAGTTTTACTTCATCTTCATTACATTGTTCCCATTCATCTGAATTATTTCTTAGACATCTAAGAGAATCATAATTATTAATTTTATCATCAAATAATAACCATGAAATATAAATATTTTCAAATAACTTAAATTTCGAGTTAAAAATTTTATTTAGAATATAATCTCTTATTTCAGAAGAATCATCATCTATTTTAGATTCTTTTGCTATAATACAATATTCTAATAAAGTTTCTTGAGTTTCTTCATCAAGTTTATTAATTAATCCTAAAATATTTTCAGGAAAATTTCTCTTATTTATATCAAGTTTAAAAATATCCTTAATAATTTTAGGAATGTTCTTAGCAACGATTTCCTTGTAACTATTTTCAAAAGAATTGTTTGAAATAACATTTGGATATTGATTATAGAATACATCTAGAGCATTATCGTTAGCAAAATCATCAGTTAGGTAAAATAAATTATTTGATTCTCTAATATAACATGGTATATTGTATTTATTAAATACAATTTCTTTTTTTGAAATCATATCATATAAAACTTGAACTAAATAACTATGTTTTATTTCAGGAAAAAATGTCTTTAATACTTTAAAATCTATTTTAAAATAGATTCGAAAAAGACTTGCAATATTATCTTTAATAATTTTATAATCATCTGATTCACGAAAATAATAAGCAAAATGTGTTGATATATCAAGAGTTGGAACGTATGATTCTGAAATATCATCACATTGATATTGACATTCTAAATATTCACATTCTCTCATTTTTTCATAGTTTTCAAGTAAATTTCTATCTTTATTCAAATAACAATCTACAGCAGATTCTTTCATAATACGTTCAACTTTTTTAATATTAACATCTTTAATTTCAGATATCTTATAAAATTTGACATCAACAGATGTAATTTTTGAATCATTAGGTAAAGCGACATACTGATAAACTTTCAAATCAGGATATTCAATATTTTCCTTTACACAATCTTCTTTCAATTGATTAAAATCATCTAATGCGTCTAAATCATATTCATAACCTTTTTTATTTAATTTCTTTTTACATTCTATCAAAAGAGTACGATGAGAACCATAACGAAATCCTCTTGCTATAGCTTGTTCTATTTCTGAATAATTAAAATGAGGAGTTATAATATGTTCTTCTCTAATATTTTTAAAAGATAAACCTTGTGAAATTGCTTGTGATCCAATAATGACACTAATATATTCTCCATATTTATTTTTAGGTTCATTAAACATATTTTTTAATTCATTGAAATCTGTTTTACCTGATAGAAATAATCCAAATCTTTTACCTTTTGTTCTTTCATGACCAACTGATTTTGAAAATCCAAAAAGTCCTAAAATTAATGAAAATAATATGATTCCACCTCCCGTAACAGAATTACAATAAACAAAAGATGATTTTTTATTATCGTATGCATTCAAAAGTTTTCTTATAATATAAGCAAATTTTACAGACATATTTTCTAAATTTTTTAGTTTTGTTTCAGTATCAGCATTCATAGGAGCTATAGAATTCTTTAATTCGTTTGTCAATTTATAATTTCCATCTTTTGATACTGTGACATATTTATTAAAACCAGTTTTTCCATAACTTCCATCAGGAAATACAAACAAAGATACATGTCTTGAATTATAATAAAAAGTTGAATTTTCTTCTTTTTTAGCACCATCTAAAAATAATTTCTTTTTTAATTTATCACCTTTTTCAGATAAAGCTTTTTTGAATCTTTTTCTTTTTCCTATCTGTTGTGGTGTTAATGTTTGAATTTCTTCTTTATCTGATAATATTTTATTATACAACTGCTCAAATGTTTTTATATTTTCTTCAAACATAAAAATATCCTTTGGTAACAATTCTCGATGAATATCACCTAATTTAAACATATCTTCAAATGAATTTGCTTTTTCATTAACAATAATTGGTAATACATATATAAATTCTGGTTTTAGATTATCGAATGGTAAATCATGATTTGATATAATACCATATTTTATTGAGTTGTTTTCAATATAAGAAATGATTCTTTCTTCCTTATATATTTCAGCCATTTCAATATCTACATCTTTGATTGAAATATAATAAACAACATATGACACTTTTGATTTTCTCATTATAAGTTTCTTATCAATAAAATAATCATTTAATTTATTAATTAAACTATTTTCATCAAAATTAACAGGTGATTTCAAAACAACTAATTTAGCTCGCCTTTCATCTAATATAGTTTTAATTAAATCTATTATATTTATATCACTCAAAAACATATCTATAATGCTATAATTGTTATATTCTTTTCCACCCCATGGTGGATCAAAGAATACAACATCTTGTAATAAATCTCTAAAAATTTCTGTGTAATCACCGCAAATTACTTTGTTTGTATCATATTTGAATGTAGATATATTGTTTTTTAAAAAAGAACATGTATTTGGATCAATTTCAACTGAATTAACTGTAAAACCATTATTTAAAAAACTAATTGAGTTACCTCCAATACTGGCTGTAGCATCTGTTATCGTAATATTATCATAATTAAAATACTTTTTTATATTTCTTGAAACAACATTTGCTTCTTTCCAAGGAGTAATTTCGTAAATACTTCTTTTTGTAAATTTTAGTTGTTTCAAATCGATATTTTTATCTTCTCTGTTAAAAAAATAAGAAACATTCTCAACATTAGCTAATTGTCTTTCTTCATCAATTATGATTTCATCTTTATCATCATCGTCATCATCATTGTCATCATCGTCATCATCATCATCATCTTCGTCATCATCATCATCATCTTCGTCATCATCTTCGTCATCATCATCTTCGTCGTCATCATCATTGTTATCATCATTGTTATCATCACTACTTTCATCTAATCGAGATGTATCATCATTAAAGGAAGATTCAAATTCTAGATCATCATCGTCTATTTCAGTAGATAAATCTTCAATATTTACATTTATAAATTTTTTAGAATCTTTTACTATTACTTCTTTATATATTTCAGATTGTTTATCTTTCATTATTAAAGGAAATGTTGTGAAATATTTTAAATTTTGAACTTTTTCTCCCTCAAAAGTTTTTTGAATTTCAGAAGTTACAGCTTTCAAATACGAAACTCTTCCTTTGAATTTTTCCTTTAAATCCTTTATTTTATCTTTCTTTATGTTATAAAAGTCTCCAGATTTATCAAAAAATAATTTGATAAAGTCTTTTTTGACTGGTAACTGTTCTTTTAAAGGTAAAATAAGATTCATTAAACTGGCTATTTCTTGAAAACTATCATTCATTGGTGTTCCTGACATTAAAATTACCTTACAATTTTTCACTAAATGTAATAATCTATGAATTTCTTTATAAATATTTACATTATAAGGATGAATATATTGAACGGGATTAAGACTTTTTGTATTTTTATAAGTTATTCTATTATCTTTATCAAATAATACTTGCCATTTTTTATTTATATTTTTTGGTTTTTCCTTACTTTTTTCATTAGATAAAGGATTAATCCAATGTTCGTCTTTTTCATCATAATACCAAATGTTACTTGTGTTTTTTGATAAGTCCTCTGTAATATTATGAACTTCATCAATAACGATTATCTTGTTTGAAAAATCTTGTTTAATTTTTTCATCATTAAATCCAGCAAGTTCGTTTGAAAATGTTTCAAATGTTCTGAAATCATAGAATTTTCTTAATGATGCATTTAATCGTCTTTTCTTTAATTTTTCAGGTAATAAATTATAATTTGGAGGAAAATAGTCATCTGTATATTCAGTAATTTCATTTTTGTAATTATCTAATAAATTTGTTCCTTTAGCGATAATTATAGCACCATCAAAAGAATATTTTTCCTTTTTTATATTTTCAATTGTTCCTATTGATGCTCTACTTTTTCCAACACCCATTTCATGAAATAAAAGAATTTGATCGTATGGAGTATAAGAAGATAAAAAATTTTTTATAAACTTTTGAGATTTAGATAATTTATCTTTTGAAGGAGGTTCATTTTTTATGATTTTTTCATCTACAAATTCCTTTTTATTATAAATTGATTTGGAGAAGTTATTGTATGTATTTAAAACATCATTTGATTCTTTTTTTATGTTTGAATAAACAGGTAAAAATTCTAAAATATCACTCATTTATCTTTTTATTAATCTTTCTATATTTTTTTTAAATAATTCATTACAAATTATTTCATTACGATAACGGATAAAGTTTTTGAAACATATACTGATCATTGTAAGTATAAAAATAAACAATTAAAAAAATTGATTATTTTGTTATATTTATTTATTTAGTTATTATAGATTAAATGGAGATTGAAAAGTACAAAAATTATTATTTTTCTAGATTGATAACATGGAAAAAAAATCCTTTAAAAGAACCGCTCCATAAAATTTTTGAAATATTATGGGCTTTAGATTTAGGTATGATTTTATGGGATGATATTCATCCTAGTTTTTGTGAAACTTACAATGTTCCTCATAGGAGAGATTATGGAATTGATATTATAGATCTAGATAATACTAGAACAGGTCAAGTGAAACTTTATGGAAAGACATCAACTATTACTTTTAAGTCTGGTTCTACATTTCTTCAATACTCTGATCATTTAAATATTCGTAAAGAGAATTCTTATATTTTAACAACGCCTGAAGCTAAAATTGATCCAATGCTAGATTCATGCATTAAGAAATCCAACATTCCTGTAAAGCGTAAGTCTTTTGAAGATTTACTAAAACAATATAAACCATTTTTAGATAAATTTATTTTAGAGGAAAATACTTCTGTAAAATCTACAAAAAGTCAAATACAAATAGAAACTAGAGATTTTATTTTAAAGTGTGACAATATTATAAAAACAAAAGAAAAAAAAATATTTAAATTTGAATTACCTCCTGGTGTTGGTAAAAGTTATCTTATGTTTTATATTATATTGGAAAATAAAGAAGAAAAATTTGTTATATTTGTTCCATGGATTCAACTAGCTGAACAACATAGCAGAATATTAGATAAACTAGAAGTTAAATATCAAATCATTGGAAATGGTAATAAAAAAGTCAATGAAACATCAAATGTTATTATTTGCATTAATCCTAGTTCTAAATACTTAGAATCTAATAAATTTAAGTATAAATTTATTGACGAAGCACATCATTTAGAAGATGAAGATTCTAAGTATAGACAATTTATTGATAAAGTCGATTGTGAGAAAGAAATTCAGTTGAGTGCGACTTTTAAGAATCAAGATAACTTAGACTATTGTATGTCATTTAGAGAGGCTGTTGATACAGGTTATATTACTGATTACAAAGTGGTTTTTGAGTTTTTTACGAAAGGAGATAAAGATGATTGCTTAATTGATTTGATTTCTAGAAGACATGAATGGTTTCCTGCTTTCTTATATGTTAATTCTACTAAGAAAGCCATAATGTTCGTTGAGAAATTAAGTAATAAAGAAGTTAAAGCTGATTATGTTATTGCTAATACGGGAATAGAAAAACAAAAGAAAATCATAGAGAGAATAGAAAATAATGAGATTGATGTTGTTTGTCTAGTTGGATGCTGGAACGAAGGTACGAGTATAGATAATTGTAGAAGTGTAATTTTTGGAGATATGAGGTTTAGTTCTATAAATGTTAAACAAATTGTAAACAGAGGTAATAGAATTCATATAGATAAACCATTTTTTAATATTGTTATTCCAATGGTTGCTGACGATTTATCAGATGATGGCGAGTATTATGATGATTGCTCTAATTTAGTTAAAAATTTAGCTGATATGGATCCAAAATTAAAAAAATCCATCAAAAAAAACAGTAAAAGTTCTAGAATAAAAATAGGGATTGATGGTTCGTATAAAGAAGAAAATTTAGAGGAAGACGAAGTGGAAAATTTAAAAAATCCAGTAATTCATATGAGTGAATTGATTTTTGATAGTTTAGGAAATATGATTGGACGTTTAAATGAAGATGACAAGATCAGTGAATTTATAGAACAAGTAGAAAAAAATGGTATTCCTTCTCAAGGTGGAGAAACGAAATTTAGCGATGGTACAAAAATGGGTAGATGGTTTAACGATATTAAAACCCGAAAGTTAAGAAACTTAAGAGAAAGATCTGAAATATATCAGAAACTATCGGTTAATGAAACCAT